AACTAATTCAGCAGGGCCAGGGTGAGGGGGCGGGTCATGCGAAAGACGACGCCCAGCCCGTCAACTTCTTGATCAGCGGCGTCAGCGCTGTCGCGTAGTTGCGGCCCATCGCAGGAATGCCCGTCGCAGTCTCAGGGTGGATGCCATCGGCGTTCAGCATCGTGGCTGCATTGGTCGCAGTGATAACCGCGCTGTTGTCCACGAACAAGACGCCGTAGGTATCACAGACGGCCTTGGCTGCTGCGTCCACAGCAAGCCATGTGGCATTGTTCGCCGTGGTGGCTGATTCATAGATGCCGCCCAAGACAACAGGCGTCACCCCAGCGGCCACACACTCCTGAATGAACGGCAGAACGTAGGCCACCTGCCCCTGGATGTCCGACCCGCTGTTGCGAGAGTACGGGCGGAACAGCATGATGTCGGGCAGAGCCTTGCGACTGGTCAGCAGCGCCATCATTCGCTGAAAGTTGTAAACCGTGGGCTGCCCTTGGTAGCTGCCCATGATGGTGTCCACCTTGACGCCGAGGTCAGTAGCCAAATAAGAGCCCGCCCACTCGGTCGTTCCATAGCCAACTTTGCCCGCATTGGATGCGAGGTAGCCCGCCTCGATTGAGTCACCGTAGTTGCCAATCGAGATGCAGTCCGTGTTGGACATGTACTCGATGAGAAACACGGGGTGTGCAGCCGGAACCGTGCCACTGAATGCCACGCCTAACGGGGCCTGAGTGCCCTGCACAAGGTTGTTGCCTGAGCCAGTCGCCGCATCTTTCCAGTTTGTGCGGTAAGGCAAAGGCAGGTCTTTCGCGTAGTTCAGGGGCTGCGCCTGAGTGCCGAACACAACGCCACCCGACGCGGAAAACATGCGGATCACGAGGTTGGCCGCGATGCCCAAGCCCGAGGCTGGGGGCACGTAGGCCACGCCGTCGATCTGGTTCACAGACTGTGGGTTTTTGAGCGTAGACCAGTCGCTGAAGTAGAACTGTTGCAACTGAAAATTCTGACCAGCAAGGCCAACACCAGCGGGGATGTCCTTTGAATTACTGGCGTAGTTGTCGAAAGTACCAATGATCGGCGTGTCGCCGTAGCACATATAGTCGTTGTCGATGCTGGTCGAAGTGCCGACGCTGAACGCCTCAATCGTCCAAGCGCTTGATCCCAGCGCTGCGCCAAAGCCAATACGTACAGCACGAGAAACCACCGGTAGCGCGAAACTACCCGCCCAGCACTTGTTCGGGTAGTTGCCTTTGTCGGCGTAGCCGAAGCGCTTCATTGCGGTCGATGGGCGCTTGGGTTGCAACACAGTGCCCACCGCCCCCGATGAGGTGGAGGCGGACTGGTTTGCAGGCTCAGAGCCAGGCGCCCAACGCGCAAAACCCGCGTTCACCATGTTCGTCTCAAGAGACGAATTCGTCACAGACTGCTCAGCCGTGTAGTCCACACCATTCCAGCGCCCATTGCGCTTCACGATCACCGTCATGGCTCACTCCTTCGGTTCATTGGCATCAGCGCCATCTGCGCCTTTGCCGGGTTCTTGCGGGTTGCCGCCATCGGCAGCAGCAGGGTCGCCTTGTGCAGCGCCCTTGTCGTTGACCTTGCTCGGGTCGGTGTCCAGCACCAGGCCCTGCTGGTCGGCATAGGCCAGCTCGGCAGCACGTTCGTCGGCCACGTCCTCGAAGTCGTCGCCCTTCGCGGCCAGCGCCCGACCGTTGGTCGTAAGCCCTGCGCGGATTGCTTCCTTCGTGTAGACCACTTCTTTCGGATCGATCCAGTCCCAGCCGCGAGGCATCCAGCGCACGTTGCTGTACAGCTCGGGCTGCAGCTCATAGGCCGGCAGGTTCAAGGCGCCGTGCATCACGGCCTGATCAAGCCAAGCCTCATACACACGCTGGTGGAACTGGTCCATCAGCCAGCGCTGCAAGATGCGCCAGTGATCACGCTCGGGCAACATCGCCATGCGTGAGCTGCTGAAGTTGCTCTGGCTGTAGTCGCCGCTCAGGCTCTCGTAGCTCATGCCGATGCCCGCAGCCACACTGCGCAGCATGTAGCGCATGAACGGGTCCATGGCCGTGTTCGGGCGGCTGGGGTTGAAGCCTGTGAAGGTTTCACCCGGGCCCAGCTTCTTCACCGCGCCAGGGGCCAGCTCCCACACCTCTTCACCGTCATACTCGCCGTCGCTGTCGTCGCTGTCAGGGTCGGGCAAGTCCAGCTCGGGAGACTGCACGATACCCATGATCGCCGCGCTGCCTCGCGCCGCCACGATCTCGGCCTCTTCGTAGCCGCCCATGTGGCGCAGCTTCACGATGGTGGCGTGCATCCAGGGCACGCAGCGGGTCTGCCACGCGTCCTCGAACAGTCCAACATGAATGATCTCTTCGGCCGGCACCCGGATGTACTGGTTGCTCGCCACTGCCGACTGGATCTGGTTGTCACCAGGGTGGCGCGGGTAAAGCCAGTACGCCACGGGCCGTTGCCACTCGTCCACCTCCACACCCATGCGGATCTCGTTGGCGGTGGGCTTGTAGCCGCTCCACTGCTCGACGAGCTGGTCAGGGCTGATCAGCTCCAGCGCAAACGGCACAGGGCTGCCCGCAAAGCTGCGCTTGATCTTGCGCACCAGGATCTCGCCATTGACCGCCACAGTCTTGAGCACCGTGCGCTCAAGGGCCGAGAAACTCATGCGGCCTGCCGTGTGGCAGAACTCCGCCCGGCACCAGCGCTTCCACAGGCCCTCAATGCGGTCGTTCGTGAACTTGTCTAGCAGCTTGCCCCGGCGCATGGGCACCTGGGCCTGAAAGCGCATGCCCTGCCCCACCACGTTGTTCGTGATCTGGCGGAAGGCGTTCTTCGCGTACTCGTTGTTGCGCTCCAGGTCGCGGCTGCGGTTGCGCAGGGCACGCAGGCCCAGGTGCAGCTCTGCGTCTGCGCTGGTCGACAGCGTCACCCAGTCCGACATCGTTCGGCCCCAGGCCGCGCCAGCGTAAGCCCGTTTTGCAGGGCGTGCAGGCGTCTGCACACTGCGCAGCCCGGCGCGCTGCAGGGCCTCGGGGCCGTGCTGAGCACGCCACTGGTTCAAGAACGAAACGTTCTGAGGCGCTGGGCGCGAGCGCACGGGCCCCAGCTCCACAGCGCTGGCAATGGTGATGGTGGTGTGCTTGCTCATTTGAACTTGATCCCCATGCGGTCAGGCGCACCCAAGCCATTGGCCAGGCCTTGACGCCTGCGCTCGTTGCGCACCTTGAACTGGTACTGTGTGCGCAGTGCCAGCAGCTCACTCGTGGGCATGTACTTCATCGACCTGCTGCCGATGGTGTACTCGGCCACCGCACTGCCTGTTGTGCGGGCCAGAATGGTCGCGTCGATGTTGGCCAAGATCTGCTCAGCCAGGCTGCGCCCATCCAGCACACCCGACACCAACGCCAGGTTGGCATTCACCAGGACCGTGCCCTGCCCCACCATCAAGCGCGTGCCGGTCTTTGCTGCATATGCCTGCCACCACCAAGTGGCCCCCTTGGCGCCCACGTTCATCGCCCCACTCACCGAAGCAGGCAAGGTCATCAGCCAGCCAGTGCCCTGACTCACCCCTGCAACATCGCCCGCGCCAGCAGACAAAGCCACGGGGCCCCGAAAGCTGAAGGCCATCGTGTGCGTGCCTGACGCCACCGGGTTGCCCTGGTTGTCAGACAGGGCAGGTTCAGTCCACGTCACCGTGTCGCCAGCGGTGAATCGGGATGGAATGCGCATAAGGTCACCAGTTGTTTGCGAAGCCGCCGCCCTTGCGGGGCGCTTTGCGCTTTGCCTTGCGGGCAGGCGCTGCAGCCTTCGCGGCTGTGTTGGGTGCAATAGGTCCAGGCCTTGCCCGTTCTGCGGCAGGAGTCACCACAGTGGCCTCGGGCAAGGGCAGCGTCTCAGCCTGGTCGCTGCTCACCTCGGCAGCCATGGCTGCGGCTGCTTGCGGTTCGGTGGTCGGCGGCACCTCGGGTGGGGTGTCGTCGCCCTGTTCGTCTTCAATCTCTGGCTCGGCCTGCTCGGCCGGTGCATCCAGCAGCGAGCGCTGCCTAAGCCCCGACTCAATTGCCACCCAGTGCCCCTCTTGGTAGAGGTGCACCTTCACTGACCTGGCCGCATGCAGCGCGTAGACCTCGCAGTCCAGCGCCTCGTTGCGCACGCCAGACTTCGGCGTCCACACCTTGCGCTTGCGGTTCGTCTTGCTCGGGGCCTTGACCTCGCTGACCAACTGTTCCCAGTAGTCAGGCCGCACGCTGGCGTACCAGTGCAAGCGCCCAGGCCCTGCGCCAGTGAGGCGCAGTCGCGTCTCAAGCAGCAAGTCCTTGGCACGCGTGGTGCCCACGATGAAGGTCTCCAGCCCTCGCTTGGCAGGCCGGTTGCGCTTGCCTGGGTCCACCTTGCGGGGTGTCGAGAAGATCTCGGCCCGGTCGTTGCCCGTCTCGCTCGCGCCCTTGATCGCCATGTAACGCAAGTGCCGCCTGCTGCGCACATAGGCGTTCACGATCTCGGTCCGGTTGCCGTCCGAGCCGTCAATCGAGGCCGCCTGGATGCGCAGCTCGCCACCGCTTGCATGCGCAAACTTGCGAGTGAGCAAGGCATCAAGGTCTGCCCACGCACCCTGGCCTGGCACCAGGGTCGAGCCGTACAGCTCACCCCAGTACACCAGCCACGATTCCTCCCCACGCCCCCAGGCCCTGATCACCACCGCCAGGCGGTCGTGCTGCACGTCCACGCCAGCAGTCAGCACCAGGCCGCCGTAAGGCACAGTCAGTTCGAGGTAGTCCTCGGCACGCACCTGCAGGTCGCTCGCGGGCGGCGTCTCGGTCGGGTACTCGTAGGCCAAGCCCTCGGTGTTGTTCCGAAAGCTCTTCAGTTTGTTGTCATCCCCCTGGCTGTGCCCGTGCATGGCCGTGAGGTACTTCTTCAGCAGGTTCTCCAGGCTGGAGCCCGCGAACGGGCTGTACAGCTCGTTGATATAGAACCCGGCCGTGCCGTGAAACGGGGCGCTGGCTCGCCATTCGCCCAGGCGCACCGCCCGGTTCTTGGCAGCGTCAGACCACAAGCTCCCGCAGTGCTCGCAGCAGTACGCCACACTGGTGAAGTTCACCCGGCCAAAGACCTCGTGTTCCTCTCCCGCGTTGTCCTGCCACTGCACCTGATCCCAGGCCAGCACCTGGCGCTCGCCGCAGTCAGGGCAAGGCACCCAGAACTTGCGCTGGTCGCTCGACTGGTAGGCCTGCTCGATCCGGCTGAAGCCCTTGATCGTTGGCGTGCCCCCGAAGATCACCTTGCGCCTGGGGTAGCTCTTCGTCCGCTCTTCCAGCAGCGTGATCGTGTCGCCCTGCCCCTTCACGTCGGTGTTGCAGTCATCGGGCTCTTCCACGATGACCACAGGCGCAGGCGTTGACTTCACCGAGCTGGGCGAGTTCGATGCCACCAGCTTGAGAAACCCACCCGGGAATCCCTTGAATGCCCAGCGGTTGTTCTTGTCCCTCGACTTGCTGATCGGGATCAGCGCGGCCAGCACAGGCGTGGCCTCAACCATCGGCTGAAACTTCTCGGCTTCGTACTCCTTCGCAGCGCCTTCCTTCGCGAACATGGCGATCATCGGGCACGGGTCGTTGTGGATGCGCCGCCCGATGTAGTTGTTGATCACGCCATCGGTCCATGCCACCTGCGCCGACTTCATGCACACGACCTTCGTGATGCTCGGATCGTCCAGCGCCTCATGAATGCCCGGCACCCAAGGCGTCAGTGTCGCCCGCCACTGCCCAGGCTTGGCTGAGGCCTTAGCCGACAGGTAGCGGTTCTTCGTTGCCCACGCCGTCGTCGTCAGCTTCTCGGGCGGCTTGGCCGACATGGCCAGACGTCTGATCAGCGCCCGCACCGCCGGGGTCGTATCCAGCAAAGTGTTCGAGAGCTGCACGTGTGTGTTCCTCAATCAGCGCACGGTCAACCGTGATGCCGTACACCGTGGACAGGTCCTCGGCCAGCTTGTCGTCTCGGGCCATCAGCTCAGTGCGGAAGGACACCACCATGGCAACCAGTGCCGGTTCGAGCTGCGCCATGTTCACGAGCTGGCCCTTCTTCTCGGCCAGCGTGAGCTGCTTCATTTCGCGGTCCACGCGCTCGGTCAGCACCCGCTCTTGCACCAGGTTCGAGCCGTCATCCGCCGTGTGGCCCGATGCCTGCCCCCGCAGGTGCGCGATGTACGCCAGCCGAACGTCCTGCAGCGTGGCCGTCTTCCAGTTGATGCCCAGCCGGTCCATGTGCCTGGACACCTCTGACTGGTTCATCCCCAGGTGCAGGGCAATCTCGGTTTGTGTCGGCATTCTCACCACCTCGCTTTATGGCCCCCCTGCCTGTTTGGTAACTAGGCGAAATTCGCGGTCTTCGTGCCCGCTGTCTCACACTGCTGGGAAGGACCCAAAGCGATCAAGCGACGATGCATGCACCTCATGCGTCAGGGCTTGCGCACCTGGCGCGAGAGCCACTGCTGCTCGTGCTGCAGGATGGCAGGGAAGCGCTCAGTGATGAGTTGCTGCAGCGCTTGCTGCACCTTTGCATTGCTGACTGCATCTGGCACTGACGGGCCATACAGCTCACGGATGGGCAGCGCATGCCAACCGGCCTTGCTGCCCGAGCCCACCTTCTTGTGAATGGCGGTGGGCTCACGAACAAACACACCACGGTGCCCACTTGGCATGGTGGCAATGAATGCACTGGCGATCACCTTACGGCCATTCAGCACATTGACCGAGACACCCTTGCTGGTCTGCCTTGCTGAATACTGGATCAGTGGCAGCGGCCTGCCGCTTGCCTTGATCGTGGCCCGCATGTTGCCCGTGCTGGCCCTGACTTTCTTCAGCGCCTTCTTGATGTCGCCGACCTTCAGTCCATAGCCCACATCACGAATCTGCCGGGCCAGTTGCACGGTGGCCTGATCCATCGTCTTGTTCAGCGCACGCACTGTGGCCTGTGGCATCTCGGTGGCAGCAGACAGCAAGTCCATGACCACACTGTCTGCGTTTGAACGCACGTTGACGCTGAATCCAGACATGAGCAGCACCCATCAAAGAAAAGGCCCCAGGGTCACATGACACCAGGGCCGCCCTGCACGACCGCCGCTTTAGGAGGGGTCGCAACTTTCGCGCAGTATGGATGAATCTTGCCTGTTTTGTTTATGGAGTAAAACCCCCTCAGGCCTTTGGCGCGTCCCAGGTGCGGTGCAGTTTGTAGGTGGTTTGCGGCCTTGGCGCAGTCCACTCCACAGCCAGGATTCGGTGGGCGTCAGTGATCCTCTGGCTGAGCGTGGCGCTGCTGATGCGCATACGTCTGCGCGTTTGCTCGGCATCCTGGAGGTAGTAGCTCACCAAGGTCTCAGCCAGCACCTCGCTGAGTCGTTTGATATATGCCTAAGTGCAAGCGCATTCAAGGTCGTTGATGGGCACCACGCTCTCACGCTGGCTGGCATCGCCTGAGTCAGCCTGGCGCCACATCGGGTGGCAACCTGCACCGCCCGTGCTGCGGCCTGTGGCCCGCCACTTGGCCCAGCGCTCAAGACGGTGGTGCACCCACTCAATGCGCGCCATGTGCTGCCCCCTTCTTTGCTGGTGCGTTGATGTTGATGCGCAAGGCCTCAGCGGCATTGGCGAATGGATCGACCTCGTCAGGGTCAGGTGGGAAGCCACCCTCAGGGCCTCGCATCACGATGGCAGCGCCACCCAGGGCAAAGGCCAGGCCCACGGGCTGCATCAAGCCCACATCGGTGAAAGGTGCGCCCACCACGTGCCCGGCTTCGATGGCATAGAACTGGTTTGGCTCACCCCGCATGCCAGCCACCACGCAGGCCTGCACGTGGGCATTGCCCAGGCGCGCCCTGTGCTCATCGACCATGCGGGCCACTTTAGGCATGGCCTCGCGCATCCATCCGGGCTTTTTTGTGTCGCTCATTGCTGGTCCTTGTGTCTTGATCAATTCAGTGAGTTGTGGGTGGGTTGGGTGTTCGGGCGTGGGCCCGCGAGCGTGGGTGCGCCCGCCTGCCCGCTTTTGGCGGGACATGGTGGTCATTTGTCTTGAAGTGGGCATGGCTCCGCCTGCGAGTGCCGTGGCATTCACTGGCAGCGCTCTCAGTTATCACTGAAAGTGCCGGGACATCAGGACATGTGGGACAGATGGCTTAGTTCATGGTCTTCAGACTGGTCACCCGCTGAGCTTTTCGGCTGCACGCGCCTTCACTGCTCAGAACGGGCTTGGGTCGTCTGCCTCCAGGGTTGCGGGGGGCTGTGCTTGCCCCGGGTTGGGTTTGCGTGGCCTGGCGTAGATCCAGGGGCGCTCACCGTCCACCGCTTTGGTGGCTCGCTTGCGCTCCCAGCCCATGCGCTTGAGCGCGGCTGCGGCTTGCTTGATGTGGTAGTTGCCCGGCCCCAGCTTTTCAATGCCGATGCCGATCTTTGAAAGCGCTGTGTGTGAGCTGATCTCGTTGATCAGTTCGCCCTCAGCGTGGGTCAGCAGGTAGTCGCGCAGGGCCGATTCGATCGGGTTGTCAACAGCGCGGCTTTCTTGCTCGGGCTGGAAGAGTTCTTCTTCCTCTTCCATGGTCGGGTACATGCGGGCACCATCGCGCCACCGCTGCATGGCTTCAGCAAAGAGCTGCTCGCGGTTATCAATGAGCCACTCGATGTTGCAGCCGGCCTCGCGGGTGACCTGGGCAGGCCAGAAGCGCCGGCCGCCCGTGGGGTCAGTCAGGTAGGTGTCTTCGTTGGTGGTGCCACCGAAGGCAATCTGGCGCGGATAGTCGCGGGCCCGCTTGTCAAAGCTGGCGCGGAAGTAGTCAGAGGCCGAGGCAATGAAGGCCTTGACCTTGGTAACCTCAGACTTCGCCATGGCGTCCAGCTCAGCGAACTCGTAGAGCCAGCGGCCCTGCAGTTGCTGGTAGCTGTCTTTGTCGCCCATGACCAGCCCGGTGTCTGCAAAGAAGTCGCCCGCGAGCACCTTGAACACGGTGGACTTGCGCCGCCCCTGCTTGCCTTCCAGGATCAGCATGTAATCGAACTTCACGCCCGGCTGCATCACCCGAGAGACCATGCCCTGCAGGAACCATGTGCCCACGCGGGCCATGTACTGCTGCAGGCGCTTGGGGTGCTCGTCTTCTTCCAGGCAGACCGTCTCAAGCCAGCGGTCCAAGCGCTTCTGGCCGTCCCACTCCAAGCCCTGCAGCCACGAGCGCACCGGGTGGTATCGCTTGCGGAAGGCCACCATGCGAACAGCCTCTTCCAGCGTGCCGCGTGGCATGGATGGAAGGAACTGAGAGCGGGCAAGCCATTCGCCCATGAGCAGCTCGTCCACCTCGGCCCAGATGCCCGCAGGACTGCCCCAGGGCGCATCCTTGAGCTTCATGACGTCGTTGGTGAACTCGTTGTAGGCGATGACGCCCTGCACCTCGGCAATGGACTCCAGGGCCAGCACACAGTTCTCGCGCACTGGCTTGATCGCGCCCGAGCCGGACTTGATCAGATCGGCCCGCCATGCGTTCGACTCATCTTCACTGCCCGCGCCAGCCACTTGTCGGTCGTGGGCCACTTTGGCTGCGGCCTCGTCGTCAGGTGGGCGGAAGGCCTTGGCGCCCAGGATGAAGGCGCGCACGCGCTCAGCGTCCCAGCCTTGCTCGATGGCGTCGGCAATGTCCCAGCCGTCGCTGATGTTGCCCGGCTTGGGCGTGGGGCACAGCGAAACGGCGCAGGCCTGCTCGGTGGCAAGCACGGTGCCGATGCTGAGCATGCAGGCCATGCCGGGCTGTTTGGCCTCAGGCAACAGCGGCTTGCTCTCAGGGTCGATGCCCTCCTTGCGCTCAGCAGCCGTGATGCGGGCCCGCTTGCTG